CAACTCAAACCGCAACCTACACCAAACTGACCAACGGAGACTGGGGAATCAAAGTCACTGGAGACATCTCCGCCGGAGCCAGCGTGTCCGTCACCAAGCGAGATGGCAGCACCAAGACCGAGACCATCGGAAAGGTAGTCTGGACCGGCAAAGACAAGTATTCCGACGCTCAGGTGTCCATCTGCACCGTGCAGCAGGTACAGCGCGTCTCATGCCGCTCGGCTTACCGTGGAGGCCGCGGATCTGGACGCAGAGAGTGCGATGAGTGCGGAGACTACGTGACGGCTGGCACTCGCTGTTGGGAGACCGGAATGATCCACTGATCGCAACCAACGCACCACGCACCACGCATAACGCATAACGCATAACACCATGAACCTCCAAGAGAAGCTCGAGAACGCATGTCGCAGGCTGACCAGTCTCAACTCCGATGGCGCCCTGAAGGAAAACGAAGTCGGCTGGTCTAAGATACACACCCAAGTCGGACGTTCGCTCGCCCAGCAGATCGGTCGGTGGTCGCCTGCCCAACTCAACCTCGCCTGGAAGATCTGCAGCACGTACCGGAACACCCAACTGGTCGACCTCGAGATTCCACAGTGGACCAAGGACGACGCGATCGTAGCCCAGGAGCCTGCTGAGTCGATCCATGACGTCTTGAAGACACTGGTGTGGGACAAGCCGCGGCTCGTTAAGACCAAGACTGGCCCGAAGATCGTCACCTCAGCAGTCGTCCCCGAAGGGCATGCGTTCTGGGCAGTGTGGCGCCGCTCCAAGGAAGAGGCAAAGCGGCTCGGGTACGGCGTCTCCATGTTCCGGGATCAGTGGACCGTCACCCTCTGGCAGGATCCAGGTGGCACCAAGCCTGAGCCCTCCCCGACCGTCACGACTTCCCCGGCGCCGGAGACACTGCCTTCCATCAACACCGCTGGCCTGCTGCCATACCAGGTGCCCAGTGTCCAACGCCTCGTCGCCTCGGTACGTGCCCGCGGGTCTGTCCTCGATGCCTCTGACGTCGGTACCGGCAAGACCTACAGCGCCCTGGCCTCCTGCCGGGAACTCGGACTCAAGCCCCTAGTCATCTGCCCCAAGTCGGTCATTCCGTCGTGGAAGAAGGCTGCCGCTCACTTCGGGCTGACCATCGAGGCCATCAACTACGAGCTCGTCCGCCGCGGTGGGCTCCCATTCTGCAAACAGCACACTGATCTCCGCGGTCACACCAGCTTCTCCTGGGACCTGTCTGCCCTGGCCTGCAACGCTCTGATCTTCGACGAGGTGCACAGGTGCAAGGCCCAGGCCAGCCTGAACAGCAAGCTCCTCATCGCAGCCAAGAAACAGGAGATCCCGACCCTGGCCCTCTCGGCCACTGCTGCCACAGACCCCACCGAGATGAAGGCCATCGGCTACCTGCTCGAGCTCTTCGGCTCACCTTCTGAACACTGGGCCTGGTGCTTGCGTAACGGCTGCAGCAAGGGTCGGTTCGGTGGCATCAAGTTCGGACAGTCGGAGTCAGCTCTGCGGACCATCCATCAGTCGATCTATCCATCGAAGGGTACCCGGATCCGTGTCGCTGACCTGGGCGATGCCTTCCCTGAGACTCAGATCAATACCCAGCTCGTCTCCCTCAACGGAAACACGGAGAAGGTCAACGAAGCCTACCGCCTGGCAGAGGAAGCCGTGGAACGTGTCAAAGCCAAGGAAGCGACTGATCCGACCCATCACCTGACACTCATGCTCCGCGCCCGGCAGATCTCCGAGGCCAGCAAGATCCCCCTCCTGGCAGACATGGTCGAGGATTCGGTCGAGTCGGGACTGTCGGTCGCCGTGTTCCTGAACTTCCAGGACTCCATTGCCACGCTCAAGGAAGCCATCCAGGCCAAGCTAGGTGCCGAAGCCAAGATCTCCATCATCCAGGGTGGTCAGACCTCCGAAGAGCGTCAGGCTGCCATCGAGGCGTTCCAGGCTGATCGGGCCCGGGTCATCATCGCCAATATCCAGGCCGGTGGTGTCGGTGTGTCGCTCCATGACCTGAACGGCAAGCACGCTCGGATCTCCCTGATCTCGCCCACCTGGTCCGCAATCGACCTGCGCCAGACCCTGGGCCGCGTCCATCGTGCCGGAGGGAAGACCAAGTCCCTGCAACGCATCATCTACGCCGAGGGCACCGTCGAAGAACGCGTCGCAACCTCGGTCCAGGCCAAGCTCGACCGGCTCGATCAGATCAACGACGGCGAACTCTCCGGCAACCTGCTCTGATCACTGCCATGATACCTCCTGATCTGCTCCCAGCCCTGCGCGTGTTCACTGGCTCCGGCGTCGGACTCCTCATGGCTGCCCTGTACCTGCTAGCCTTCTGCCGACTCAAGCCAGGCGTTCAGGACTTCGTCTTCACGTGCGGGCTGCTCCCGGGACTGCTGTTGACCACTCTAGGTCTCATCCTGGGCCTCCTGGTGCAGTGAACTCAGTCCGCATCCCCCTGAGTCAGTACGATCTGATCGTCGAGCTCGAACCCCTGGCGCCAGCCCCAGTCACCGGGAAACGGACCAGGAGAGCTCCCCGGCTGACCACTCCAGCCACCCCGGAAGCAGTCGTCAAACGGCTCACACTGAGTGCTGCATGCTGGTCGGACAGGCCCGAGTACCTCAGAAAAGTGCTTCTGCAACTACCTGAAGTCGTGAGTGTTACGTGCGTCGAGAAAGAAAAGGCTTGATTTTTTAGCAGGTAGGGTGTTTAAAATCCGGCACAGCCGGAACCGTTGCACAGCAACGTGGCGTGGTCCGCAGCTCAGGCCAATAAAGGCCGTGAATAGCTGCACAGACGACCACGCGAAGCAGAGCTTCTAGATCGTCGCCGACAAAGGCGAAGTGTGTCTATCGACGACCGACTTGGCTGCTAGCCTCTCGCGTACTGACGCACGACCTGCTCGCTACTGCGCTGCGCTCCGGACGCTCCTAGGCTCACTGCGTTCGCTGGGCTACTTCGCTTTGCTCATCCGCCTGGGCTGCGCCGCGCTATGCTTGCTCCGCCGGTCGCTCCCTCTGTCTCGCTTGTGGGCCTTTGGGGGCCCCGCTCGGGTCGCTCCGGGTGTCTGGTACCAGTGCGACAGCTATTACCACTCGCTAGACTCTGGCACCTGGTCCGCAGCCTCACTGGCCCATAGCCCCTAGCTTCGAGCACCAGTCACTGGCCTAGCCCCAGCCCCACTCCCCGACTCAACTGGTCCGCCAGACTCAAGCCTCGACCCCTGACTCCGCGTTCCTACTTTCTCCTACCGCAGTAGAATCCTGCAGAAAATTACAGTCTAGGCTTGACCCGGAGCAGCGACCGCCCCAACTCCAAGGCAGTCATGTCGTCAGCGCCAACGCCAGCCATCAAGTCGATCGAGATACTGGATCCTCCACCCCAGCCCGCTGGCCCGCCCTCGCTCCACATCACCGCCTACGCCTACGGTGGGATGTCCTCCGCGGTGCTCAACTCCTGGATCGACCTGACCAATACCATCTCGGAGTCCAAACGCTACGCCAGCCTACGGACCATCCGAGAAGACGCTCTGATCTCAAGGTCGCGCTGCCGAGCCACTAAGTTCTTCCTCGATGATGACAAGGACGTCTGGCTCCAACTCGATCACGACATCCAGTTCGATCCCAAGGACCTCTACGCCATCGCTGACCTCGCACACCAACGCCAGGCCGCTGTCTGCATCCCCTACTCGTGTCGCTCACTGCCGCCTCGTCCAGCGCATCGCCCCAAGCCCGAAGCCAAACCGCTCGAGGCTAACTCCAGACTGACACCAATCCTCTTCTTCGCGTCCGGAGCCGTCGCAATCCCCAGGCAAGCACTGGAACACGCACTGGAACATCTGTCCTCCGAAGCTACGCCACATCCCTACCGCATCGACTGGTGCGACGATGAGATGGTAGGCAAGTTCCCTACGCTCTGGATGCCGTTTGCACTAGAGTCCGGTAAGGGGAAAGAGTACCTCTCCGAGGACTACGCCGCGTCCGCTCGACTCACGCTCCTGGACATCCCACAACTCGCTTACCAGCCCGACTCCCCGCTCAGGCATTGGGGTGAGTTCAACTACAGACTCTGACCATGGCCAAGAAGTCCAAGAACCTCGGCAAGGAAGTCTCTCTGAAGTCCATCGCTGACGAACTGGGCACCCACCGAAATCGCGTCACCTGGGCACTCACCGACGACCCAAGGATCCCCCTAGAAGAACGCGAGAAGATCAAAGCCCTCTGCCAGGAACGAGGCTACGTCGCCACTCATCACCCAGACCAGCACCACAACGACAAGCTCACCCAGGAACGGGCCGACATCATCGTTTCCGGTATCCTCGAGAACAAGCCGCTGTCGACCATAGCCGCAGACTCTCAACTCACCGAACATACAGCCTTCAAACTGATTCGCGGGGTCAAGGTTCCAAAGGATTACCCGGAGACTGAAGAGGGATGGCGCACTGATGTCATCTCGTTCATGGAAATCGCTATCTGGAAGGGCACTAAACGACTGGCGCAGAACGGGATGGATGAGATTGATAGTAGGACAGTTCCGGTGTCTATAGCCATCCTCACCGACAAGTTGGCCGTTACAAAGGGTCAGCCGACGTCAATTCACGCCTCTTTAACGGTAACGACGACCCATCGGGACCTGATGAAGGAGCTCAAGACGGGAAGCAAGTCTGATGCCATCGAGGTCGAAACCAACGAGGAAGTCATGCCAGACGCGTCGTGACGACCTTGTACAATAGGTATTATATTCACTTTAGCTGACCTAATGAACGATTCAAGTGCAGCTAATGGCCAGGACGGGGGGGAGGGGGTCGGCAAAACGGCAGCCGGTCGGAAGTCGACGCATTCTCCAAACCAAAAAAATCCCGCAAACACTCCTCTGCGTCAGTCCCGCTTTTCTGCTCGCCAGTGTCTAGTCTGTGGAACGCAGTTCGTGCCTGACCGTGAGAATGGAAGGTTCTGCCAGGAGGCATGCAACACGAGGTGGTGGAACGAGCAGCCGCAGCATCCGGTGATTCCGAAGGTTCGTGCGGACCATCCGAAGGCGTTGGAGTTACGTGACAAGCGGACGCAGTTGGTGCTCCTGGAGAAGGCTGATCCTTACACGTATGGTTTCGTTCCGGACCACTGGGAGATGGCGAACCGTGTCTGGTCGGAGTGCTCGGAGCTGCTGATCTCTGGTGGCAACCGGGCTGGGAAGACCTTGTGGGCAGCGCGGCGCGTGGTGGAGACACTGCTCTCGAAGGAGAACTGCAACGTGCTCTGCTGCCATACGAGCAATGCCACGAGCGTCACGGTGCAGCAGCCTGCGATCTACAACTACCTGCCGGTGTCTCTCAGGGCCACGAAGAAGGGCAAGATCCACTACCTGAACTACAGCCGGAAAAACGGCTTCACGGACGGGAGCTTCATCTTGCCCAACGGTAGCAGGTGCGACTTCCTGAACTACACGCAGTCGGAGAACACGATTGAGGGTCGGGAGGCGGACTTGATCTGGTGCGACGAGCTGGTTCCGCAGAGCTGGGTCGACACTCTCAGGTACCGGCTGGTGACGAGGCGTGGCAAGCTCCTGGTGACTCAGACTCCGCTCGAGGGTGTGGCGTCAGTCTACAAGGAATTCACTGGGGGTGCAGCTATCACCGAGTGGGGCAGTGGTCAGATGTTGGAAGGCAAGCAGGGACTGCCGACGTGGCCAGTGGGCAAGGCGCCGCGGGTGATGCGATTGGAGAAGCAGTCTAGGAGCACGGTCTTCTTCTTCTCCGAGGACAATCCGTACAATCCCTGGGACGAGATGCGTTCCAAGCTGGTGGGAGCTCCGATGGGCCAGGTGCTGACTCGAGCGTACGGCTGGGCTTCTGACAACATCGGCAAGGCGTTTGCGCGGTTCCGGCCAGAGACGCACTGCATTCCGCGGGAGAAGATCCCAGACGGCGGCACCTTGTACATGGTGTGCGACCCGGCAGGCAGCCGTAACTGGTACTGCCTGTGGCTGCTGGTCTACGAGGACGGTCGTAAGGTCGTGGTGCGCGAGTTCCCGGACTTCACTGGGTACGGCGAGTGGGCGCTGCCGAGTGAGAAGGCCGATGGGAAACCGGGTCCAGCGCAGACACTCGAGGCTGGTCGGAGCGTGGTGGAGTACCGGCAGTTGTTCCGGGCCATCGAGGAGGAGATTGGGCGCGGGGAGCCGGTGATGCGGTTGATCGACCCCAGGGCAGGCGGAAGTCCGGCACTCAGCGAGCAGGGTGGAACGACATTGATTGACCTTCTGGCTGAGCCGAGCGAGCAGGATGACGGTATGGCGTTTTTGCCAGCGCCTGGGGTGCCAGTGGATCAGCGGACGGCGGCGATCAACTCGGATCTGAGCTACGACGCGACCAAGCCGATGACATCACTCAACGAACCGCGGCTGTATGTGGTCGACGATCTGCACAACCTGGTCTGGTGCATGTCAGAGCACACTGGTCGGGACGGGCAGAAGGGCGCCTCGAAGGATCCGATCGACTGTCTGGGGATGCTCCTGGTCAGCAAGGTCGAGCACATCGGACCGCAGGGTCTGCAGAGCTGGGGCGGCGGCACGTACTGATGGATGTTGATTTTCTTGGAACGACGACCATTCACACAGTCAATGACAAACGAGACGAGCTACAAGAACTCCGGGGACACGATGGCGCATGTCGGTTCTGAGCCGAATGTGACTGCCCTGACCGAGGAGTTGCGGCGTGCGGCGACTGACTACGGGATCGGTTCCAGGGTCGAGCGTGTCGAGAACACGAGGTACTGCCGATGGGCTGGCCAGTCTGAAGACGGCAAGAAGTGGAACGAGAACCAGACGCACGGCAAGATGGCGTTCCCCTGGGACGGTGCTTCCGATACGCGAATCCCGCTGGCCGACGAGGTGGTCAACGGGCTGGTCGATGTGTGTTCCACGGCCTTCTGGCGCTCGATGCTGCGTGTAGCCCCGACGAACGTGCGGAGTTTGGACACTGCTGTGACGGCGCATTCACTCATGGACTGGGTGATGAACCAGAAGCTCTACACGGACATGACCCGAGAGGTTGAGCTCTTGAGTCAGTACCTGTGGACCTATGGTTGGGCTGGCGTGCATGTCTCGTGGCAGCAGGAGATCGGGCAGAAGGAGCAGTACGTCACGGTCGAGCAGCTCATGGCGATCGCAGCGCAGAGCCCGACTGGCAGTGTGCTGGCGGACTTGCCGAACCTTCTGGCGAACCCGGAGGCGACTGATCAGTTGGCAGAGCTCCTGATGGCTGCATTTCCGAACCTGAAGAAGCGAAAGGCCATCAAGTGCGTGCAGGACCTGCGTGAAGAGGGCGAGTGCGAGATCTACGTGCCGACTTTGGTGAAGAACGCTCCGAGCATTGCTGCGTTGGCGCCCTGGGACGAGCTGGCGTTCCCTCCGGAGACCACTGACATCCAGAGTGCGCGTGTGGTTTTCCGTCGCTGCTACATGACCGAAGTGGAAGTCATGCAACACGTGGAGACCGACGAGTGGGACGAGGAATGGGCCAAGCAGGCGATTGCGACCCGGGGCAAGTTCAGCAACTTCTCGGACTTCACCTACACGATCGGACTCACCAACAACGCACTCCTGGACCGCGAGAACCTGGTGGAGGTCGTGTATGCCTACCAGAAGGCTCTCGATGAGGACGGTGTCCCCGGCGTCTACTGCACGGTGTTCTGTCCTCAGGTCGGTGGCGCTTGGGGCAAGTTCGAGCTGATCGACTACGAGCACGGTCAGTACCCATTCGTGGTGTGGAGGAGCGAGATGATCCACCGGAAGATTGCTGAATCCCGTGGCGTCCCGGAGATCTGCAGCACCTGGCAGAATGAAATCAAGGCACAGCGGGACTCGATCTTCGACTACACGAGCCTGAACACGATTCCTCCGATCCAGGTTCCGAAGACTCGTGGTGGAAATCTGCGACTCGGTCCTGCGGTACAGATTCCGGTGCTGCGTCCGGGCGAGATCTCGTTCATGGCGCCTCCTGCCAGGGAGCCCTCGGTGGCATTCAACCTCATCTCCTCGATCGAAGCGCAGGTGGACAGGTACTTTGGTCGGCCCACTGAGAAAGTGCCTCCTGCGGTCACCCAGATGCGGCAACAGCGTGTCGTGAACAACTGGCTACACGGCTGGACCGAGGCGTTCCGACAGGTGCTGACGCTCACTCTGCAGTACGTTGGACCAGAGGAAGTGGCCCGGATCACCGGCAGCAACGTGGCCCTGTCGACCAACATCCAGGACTTCGACGTGTCGCTGAAGTTCGACGTCCGCGAGTTGAGCACCGACCTGGTGACCGAGAAATTGAAGGCCCTGGCGACGCTGGTGCTGCCTCTGGACTCGGTCGGTGTCGTGGATCGCACCAAACTGGTCGGCCTGGCTTTGCGTGCAGTCGATCCGACGCTGGCAAACGAGCTCATCATGCAGGCTGGACCGGCCTCGCAGAAAATGTTCGACGAGACCAACGACGAGATCGGGCTCATGGCGCTAGGTAATCCCCCTAAATTGAGAGAGAACGATCCCACTGCTCAGGCCAGGCTGAATTTTGCACAGCAGATCCTTCAGGCGAACCCGAAGTACCAGCAGCAGGTGCAACAGGATCAGCTCTTCCAGGCCAACCTGCAGAAGTACATCGAGAACCTGCAATTCTCAGTCCAACAGCAGCAGAACGCGGTCACTGGACGGCTCGGAGTGCAGCCTGGAGCACAATCCCAACCGCAGTGATGGAGAGTCAGAATATGAACGAAGAGAAATTGAGGGAGGCGCTCTCGGGCCATTCTCCAGACGATCCGATCATCAGGGCGATCACTCAGATCCTGGTCGGCATCATCGACGATGAGAGGGACATGGCCATACAGCCTAACCTCACGAACGAGGCTCGAGCATTTAACTGCGGACGAGTGGCTTCAGTCATCGATCTTGCCGAGTATTTGGAAGTGCTAGGATGGAAAACATCATTGACTTCTAGAAAAACACACCCATCAGACGGGTAACTGGTTTCTGGGTTCCATCAAAACCCTGACTTATAGCCCGACTTGCAGGGCCTAAAACGCATGGAAGCAACAAATACTGGGGAAGCGACACCCTCCCAAAACACGGCGCAGCAAATCAACCCGCTCACCTTCGACGAGTCGGCGTTGGCAAAACTCCTGAAGCAGAGGTTCTCCGAGCCCGAGCAGAAGGAACCAGTCGAGGAACAGGAACCAGCCGCTGCGAGTGCGGATGAGCCGGTTGCCGAGGGGTCAGCGCCCGAGACTGCTGAGAACGGTGAGGAGACGACCGTGGACGAGTCCGGGGAGCAGGAAACTGTTCCGCAACAAGAGCAAGAGGACGACGAACCGGCTGGAGTCCAGAAGCGGATCAACAAGCTAGTGGCCCAACGTAAGGAGGCCGCAGCCAAGGCGGAAGCCCTGGAGCGCGAGTTGAACGAAGCAAGGACCAAACTGGAAGTCCTCGAGCAGCAGGCATCTGCACCGCAGACATCAGTCGTTGCCGACAACCCGTTCGCTGACATCTGGGACGAAGGGAAACTCTCTGAGGAGTACCGCAAGGCCCGTGAACTGAAGCGATGGTGCGAAGACAACGCCGACGGCTGCGAGATTGGCGGGAAAGAGTACAGCGCGGAGGACATCAAGAGCATTCGCCGCAAGGTGGAAGACGCACTCGATGTACACATTCCGACGAGGCACCAGTTCCTGACCAACTACAAGCAGATCAAGCCAGTTGCCGAGGCATCGTATCCTTGGTGGAAGGACCGATCGAATCAGACGTACGCGGAGGCGCAGCAGGTACTGAGGCAGATGCCGCAGCTTGCGAGTTTCCCGGACTATCAACTTGCGATCGGGGACTTCCTGGAAGGACGAAAGATGCGGATGGAACGAGAGAAGAGCGCAAAGGCCCCCAAGGCCCCTGTCAAAGTGGCTCCAAAGCAGCCATCAGCTCCGAAGGCGAGTCCAGTCCGCACTGACAAGTCCACCAATGACGCTCTGGTTGCGAAGCGGAACTTCCTGAAGACCGGATCCAGTGCCGAACTGTCGAAGTTGCTTCAGAAAACGATTCTCAAATAAGGAAACACTATGCCACTGCTACAGCAAAATCAGGTAAACCAGAACTCATCCGGGTCTGCAATTCGCGAAGATCTCGCGGACTACATCGCTATTGTCGATGCGAAGAGCACCCCGTTTGTCAGCCAAGCTCCAAAATCGAAGGACTTGGGGAACATGCGCTTCGACTGGCAAGTTGACTCGTACTCGGCCCCGGTTCTTGCCGGTGTGATGGACGGTACGGATGTCACTGTCTCCAGCGCCTCGAACCCGGTTGCCAACCGCGCTCGTCAGGCCAACTACGCTCAGGCGTTCCGTCGCGACCTGCGGATCGGTTTCATCGCCGAGACCCAGAACGTTGCCGGTGTGAGCGACGAGCTTGCCAACGGCATCAGCAAGAAGCTCATCGAGATCAAGCGCGACATGGAGGCGACGTTCTGCTGCACCAACCAGACTGCTCAGATTGAGAGCGGCAGCGTTGGATCTGGCAATGCGTACCTCACCTCTTCGCTTGGTAACTGGATGACTGGCACTCCGGCTTCCGGAACTGTTGGTCTGCCTGCGACGTACTCGGGCGGTGACTACGGTCCTGCTTCCGGCGCTGTAACGACCACGACCACTGCCAACCTCACCGAGAGCACGGTCCAGAACGTCCTGACTGCGATCTATGGCGCCACTGGAACCTACCGCACCTACGACGCGATCGTCGGCACCACACTGAAGCGCGCCTTCACGAACCTGACGGCTGGCGCTGTCACGAGCACCGCGAACAGCTCCAACATCGCTGCGACCAGCGTTCGGACCTTCAACCAGGATCTGAGCGCCGACACGTTCAAGTCTTCCATCGATATTTTCACTGGAGACTTCGGCACCTTGGTTCTGCACCCGTCGGTGTGGATTGGCAGCAAAACCACTGGCAGCACCGCTTTGACTTCTTTGGCTTACAAGGGATACGTGATTCCGTTCGACATGGTCGAGGTTCGCTACGCCAAGTTGCCCGAGGTCAAGGATCTCCCTGATGCTGGCGGCGGACCGGCCCGGTTGGTCCAAATGATCGCGGGACTTGTGGTAAAAAATGCGCAGGGGATGGGCATGTTCAACGGCGCGTCCTAATCAATCACTCAACGGGGAGCATCTGCCAGCGTGGTGGGTGCTCCCCTTTTTTCTATCTACCAACATGATCGACAACGTACTCGACGGAATTCCTGAACATCTCCACGGAGCAATCCTCAAGGAGCTCAAGACCGGCTATCAACGCGAGATGGTGAACGCCGAAGTCCACCAACGCCGGATCGCCAAGCAGTCTGAACAAGTCCACAGATCCATCGACGGCATCGGGCAGTTGCGGATGCGAGTGGACCCGACGCTCTACCATCACTGGGGACAACAGCTCGGCTATGAGTGCTGGCGTGATGGGCAATTCCTCCGCGAGGTCGAGCGCGACAATCCGGAAGTCCGCGTGAAGTCTGGTGGAACACGCTTGCAGGTCGGCTATTCCGGGACCAACAAGAGGTTCAGCAAAACGTACTGATTTATGCCGCAGCAGCTCATCAACATTGGTTCCAGCGACAATGACGGGACAGGTGATCCGCTGCGGACAGCCTTCAACAAGTGCAACGACAACTTCACTGAGCTCTACGGAAGCGGAGGCGGCGGAGGCATCGGTGGAAGCACGGGAGCCCTGGACAACGCGATCCTACGAGCTGAAGGCACTGGAGGTTCCACGCTGCAGAGTTCCGGTATCGTCATTGCCGACGGTGCATCTGGAACACTGAGCGGAACCAACAGCGGCGACGTCGCACTGGCAGGCACTCCGGACTACATCACGATCGCGGGGCAGACCATCACTCGCAATCAGATCGACCTGGTCACTGACGTCACTGGGAACCTTCCGGTCGGTAACCTCAACAGTGGGACGTCCGCGAGCTCCGCGACCTTCTGGCGTGGCGACGGCGTCTGGGCTGTTCCTGCTGGTGCTGGCGATGTTGCCGGACCTGCTAGCTCCACAGACAACGCGATTGCCAGGTTCGACGGCACGACTGGAAAGCTGATCAAAAACTCGGCTGCGACTATTGCAGACACGACCGGGGACATCACGGCTGGCAAGTTC